ACTGGTCTGCACTTAAGACAACACTGACCGTTACCACTGCTGCAGATATATTTAATTATAGCTTGACAGGTAGTAACAATAGTGTTAAAATACTTGATGTAGTGAATGACACTTCAAATTGGTTTCTTACTTACAAAACAGCCCATTGGATGAATAATACCTTTCTAAACTTAGCGCCTAGTACAGGTGCTCCTAAATATTATAGTTTTAATGGTTTAGATTCTGAAGGTGATAACTTAGTAGATCTATATCCTATCCCTGATGATGTCTATTCTTTACGCTTTAACTGTATACTAAGAAACCCTGAGTTAGTAGATGCTGCTGATGTGCTCCTTATCCCCAGCAGGCCAGTTATCCACCTTGCATTAGCTTTAGCGGCTAGAGAACGTGGTGAGACAGGTGGAACGTCTACTTTAGAATACTTTAGCATGGCTAATGACTATTTATCTGACGCTATTGCCTTAGACGCTAATAACTCTCCTGAGTCCCTGATCTTTGTAGAGGTCTAAGAATGTCCCAACCGATACAAAATATCACTATTGCTGCCCCCGGATTCAAGGGGTTAAACACTGAGGACTCCCCTGTTGGTCTTGACCCAGCCTTTGCTGCTGTGGCTGAGAATACAGTAATAGATAAGTTCGGTAGGATTGGAGCACGGAAGGGTAGAAACTTACTGACTGCCTCTGCAACTATCTTAGGCTCTAGCTTAGGCATAGAAGCTATGATAGAGCATAAGGACACTGCTGGTGTAAAGACAGTATTCTCCGCAGGCAATAACCTAATCTTTAGCGGGACTACTACTTTAGTTGATGAAACCCCAGCAGCTTACACCATCACTACTAATAACTGGAAGATGGTTAACTTTAATTACCATTGCTACTTCTTCCAGAGGGGATATGAACCATTAGTATACAGTGATCATGTTGGGGCAGTAACAGCAATGACTGCACATCCCCACGCTACAGGGGTGCCCCCTAAAGGTAATGAAGTCTTAGCGGCATACGGTAGGCTCTTTGTTGCTGATACAGACACTAATACTTCCACTGTGTACTGGTCTGATCTTCTGGACGGTACTGCGTGGACAGGGGGCACAAGTGGTTCTATAAACCTTACTAATGTATGGCCTGAAGGGTTTGATGAGATAGTCGCTCTGGCGGCACACAACGGCTTCCTAGTCATCTTTGGCAAGAGGTCTATACTTGTGTACAGTGGAGCCTCAAGTCCCTCCACAATGGCTCTCAGTGACACTGTGTCCAACATAGGATGTATTGCTAGGGACAGTGTACAGAACACGGGTACTGATCTACTGTTCTTATCGGATACAGGGGTCAGAAGTTTAGGTAGAACTATTCAAGAGAAGTCCCTTCCGGTAAGGGATATTAGTAAGAATGTCAGATCTGACATGATGGCATTAGTGTCGCTACAGACCAGCCCCATTAAGTCTGTGTACAGTCCGGAGGAAGCCTTCTACTTACTTACCTTCCCAACTTCATCTACCGTGTACTGCTTTGATATGCGTACCATGCTGGAGGACGGTAGTCAACGAGCTACTCTATGGACAGGTACTAAGCTACTTTCCCTGCTGCGTATAGATAATGGGGACTTACTCTTAGGTAATCTTGAGGGTATTAATACTTATGACACTTACTTAGACAACACAGATACTTACCAGTACAGGTACTTCCCCACTCCAATGTCCTTCGGGGATACTTCTCGTTTGAAGATCCTTAAAGAAATACGCATGACTGTTATTGGTGGGCAGAGTACAGTAGTAACAGTAAACTGGGGTTACGACTACAGTGAGAACTACCAGAAGCAGGTGCTTACCATTAAGGGTGGCTCTATATCTGAGTTTGGAATAGCTGAGTTTAATGGTGCCTTAGTGGAGTTTAGTGGTGCCGTTGTGGACAAGAAGAGTGTTAACCCCACGGGTAATGGTAATGTTGTGTCTATAGGTCTGGAGGCAGTTATTAATACTGCTCCACTGTCAATACAGGAAATGAATATTCAAGCCTTAATGGGTAGGATCGTATAATGAGTAACTATACTAAAGCAACTGACTTTGCTGCTAAGGATGGGCTTGCTAGTGGTAATCCCTCTAAGCTCATTAAGGGCACTGAGTTTGATACTGAGTTCAACAACATTCAGATAGCTAATAACACTAAAGCCGATAAAGCATCCCCTACATTTACAGGTACGGTAATTATCCCTACCTTGACTGTTACAGGGACAGCGACTATAGGCACAATTGATGGGGGTAGCTACTAATGTCTTTCTTAGATGATCTAATTGGGACAGGGGCCACAGTTGCTGGCATTGAATCACAGAAGAAGGCCCTTGAGACTTTGGGTACTGGTGCTGTAACTGGCGCAGCAACCATAGGGCAGAATGCAATTACTCAATCTGCCTTCAAACCTTACGCTGTAACTACTAGCTTAGGTTCTACACAGACAGACGCTCAAGGTGGCTTTACTTCTACCCTTAGCCCCGAACAGTTAGCTATGCAACAGCAGATCATGCAGTCTGCAGGTACAGGGGCTACAGCACTTAATCAACCCCTTGATCCTGCTTACGGGCAGTTTGCACAGCAAGCATTTACTGGTGCTAATACAGGCATTGGTTCCGTATACAATCAAGATCCTAATATGCAAATGCAGAGACAGCAACTGCAGGGTCTATTTGGGCAGCAAATGGGGCAGTATGGCCAGCCCACTGGATTAGAGGGTTTAACTTCTAATGCACTCCAGCAGGGTCAGAACCTTACTGCTCAGGGCATGTCACAGCCTACTGATCTTAATATGCTTAGGGGTCAGTTTGCTGGGCAGGTTGGTGGGATGCTTAATCAACAACCATCCAGTCAGTTTAATAACTTAGCTCAGTATGGGTCTTCTGCCGGACTAAGCGGTCTACAGGGTGCTGGGAATGCCGGTACTGGTATGAATAACTTAGGGCTTGACTTCCTGAACCAATCTCAAGGGATGCTGGGTCAGTCCTTTGGCTCACCACAGATGCAGCAGATGGGCCAGCAGGCATATACCGGGGCAGCTAATCAGTTCAATCAGGGTGCTCCTTCAGACATTGAAGCTCTTAGAGCACAGTCTGCAGGTATGGCAAATCAAGCTAATCAGGCCTTTGCAGGCACAGACAGAGCAGGTCGAGAGCAACAGATATATGACCAGATGCGTGGTATGCAACGCCCTGAAGAAGAACGACAGAGACTTGCACTGGAAGAGCGGCTCTTTGCTCAAGGTAGAGGAGGTGTACAGACAGCACAGTACGGCGGTACTCCAGAGCAGTTAGCGATGGCTAAGGCACAGGCTGAAGCACAGAATCAAGCCGGTATGATGTCTATGCAGCAAGCAGGTTCAGAGCAGGACAGAGCACTCCAGCAGGCAATGTCCCTTACTGGTCAAACAGGTCAGTTAGCTGGTATGTCGTCAGACCTCCAGAATGCCTCTCAGCAGCGTGGCGCACAGTTGGCACAGCTTGGTATGTCTTCAGATCAAATACAGTCCCAGCTACAGTCAGAGGGCTTAGGAAGGGCTACACAGGCAGCAGGGATGGGTGCTAATCTACAGGGGCAGTCTGAAGCACTCAAAGGACAAGCACAGCAGAGAGCAGCACAGCTATCTCAGATGGGCATGTCCGCTGAACAAGTACAATCACAGCTACAGTCTGAAGGTTTGAATAGAGCAGGAACAGCAGCAGGCATGGCTTCTCAGCTTGCTGGGACTGCTAGTGGATTGCAGTCTGAAGCACTTAACCGCGGCATGGGGCTTTCCCAGTTAGGTATGCAGGGTGCGCAGCAACAACAGCAGATGGGGGCACAGCAGCTACAGCAGCTAATGGGTCTTCAACAATCAGATCAGAGTGCTGCAGGGGCACAGCAAGCACTACAGCAGGGTAACTTAGGTTTAGCTAGTGGTATGATGCAGGCAGGTCAGCAGGCCAGAATGAATCCACAACAGCTACAGCAGGCACAGATTCAGAACTTACTTTCTTCTCTGCAGGCAGGGTATGCTCCTGAGAATCAGATGCTTAATAACTTCCAAGCAGGTTCTAACTCTGCTGCACTTGCTGACATGGCCCGTAGACAGGGTGCTCAGTACAGCGCCGAAGCTGATATGTCTGGGTTGCAGGCAAAGCTACAGGCAGGTCTGAAGTCTGCTGATTTGACTGGTCAGTACTACGGTGCTGCTGCTAACTTAGCTGGTTCTAAGAATGAACAGAATATGGGGATGATACAGCAGGTATTAGGGGCTACAGGTCTAGGGGCTAATCTCCCAGACTGGTTGCAGAAACTAGCGGGAATTGGAGCGTAGATAATGCCAGCATTTACAAATAGTTTATTTAGTGATATCTCTGGGTTCGGTAGACCAGATCCCAATGCACCAGCACAGGAAGCCTTTGGCTCCTCTAACCCCCTAGCTAGAAGTGTAGGGGGTATGCTGGGTATGGATATGTCTACTGGTAAGGAGTTAGCTGCTCAAGGTATGAGTAAGATCACTGCTCAGAAGGGGACACCTGAGTACCTGATGCAGGCTTTAGAAGTTGCTGCTAAGTACGAGCCAGATCCACAGAAGAAAGTAGCTATCATGGCTAAGATGACTGAACTACAGCAAGCTGCTGCTGCTCAGAAGAAAGCACAAGAGGAAGCTACAGCAACTCAGACAGCATCTGTAACTAATAGAGCTAGTGTTGCATCCATTGTACAGACTAAGTACCCCGCACTAGCTGAAGCAATTATCAATGAGCAGGGGGCTGGGAGGACAGATGCACTAAAGGCCGGTCTAAAGATTGTTGAAGAAGAGGGGACTAAGCAAGGCTCTAAGGGTAAGGCGCAATTTGACGCATGGGATAGGTACATTGACTCAGAAGGTAACATTTTTAATATCGGTGTAAAGTCTGATCCAGACACGCAGGTTTCCTCAAGGGTGGTTGTTCCTGCAGGTGCTGTACTAGAGCCGGTAGGGACTCTAAGTTTAGCCTCTATCTCTGAAAAAGGCGGGCAGCAGGAAGCTAAGGAATTTGGTAAGCTGCGCGTACAGTCTGCAATGGAACTACCAGAGCTTAAAATAGCTTATGATAGCATTGGTCGAGCACTTGAGTTAGTTGATAGCATAGAGACTGGCGGGCCGATAAACACAGCGGGTACTGCACTGGAATCATTCATTGGTACTAAGTCAGCAGACAAACAGGAACTTGAAGTGTTGCTTGGTGAATCCATGTACCAACGCTTAAAACCGCTCTTTGGTGGTGTAATCTCGGAAGGGGAGAGGGCTGCTGTAGAAAAGATGTACGGTTCACTCTCTAAAGGCAATGAAGCTAATAGGGGTGTTTTACGGTATATGCGTAGTCTTACTGAGAAAGCATACAAACGTGCTGACTTAGTTCGTTCTTCTGCTACTTTCTCTGAGTACAACACATTGCTGGATAAACTATACCCCGAAGATTTAGGAAGTGAACCAACTAAACGTACTAAGTGGGAGCCGTAATAATGGGTTCTGTAGAAGATAGAGATATTGAACTCCCTTCTGGTAAAGTAGTCCTTATGAGTGGTGTTCCAGTGGGAGCCTCTTCAGCAGCTATTAAAGACCAGATTTTACGGCAGGGTTTAGCTACTGCTGCAGACTTTGTTATTGAACCTAAGCAGCCCATAGCCCCTGTAGAAGACCCTTCTATGATGGACAGCGTAGGTAACTTCCTCAAGAAGAACATGGATATCCCCGGCGGTATTGCTGGAGGCATTACGGGTGCTACTGCTGGAGGTCTTGTGGCTGGGCCAGTAGGTGCTATAGTAGGTGGTATAGGTGGGGGCGCTTTAGGCAGTGCAGGAGGCTCTATAGCTTCTGATGTTATTGCTGAGAATCCTATTGACTTAGAAAAGGCTGGAAGAGAAGGTGCTTTCTCTGTAGGGATGGACGTAGCTACTTTAGGTCTATTTAAGGCAGCTAAACCAGTAGCTAAAATATTGGGGTTTGGCGAGAAAGAGCTTGCTTCTGTAGCTGCTCATATCATTAACCCTGTACAGGAGGCGCTAGTAGCAGGCACACAGGCATCCAAACAGGCCACACAGGCGTTATTGGAGAAGGGTGGGGGCAGTCTATCAGCTTTCCAAACAGGCGCTGCTAGTAGCTTTAGGAGAGTCTCTGAGTCTATTGGTGGTATGGGTCTATTCTCGTCTTCAATAGGGGAGACGCGCAAGCTAGCTAATGTTAATGCTTTACGGGATGAGACACAAAGATTCTTAGACGGTAGCTTAGGTCAGCTGGACGCTACAGCTAGCAATGTTGGAGAGACACTTCACGGTCTTGTAGATGGTGCGCGTACAGCAGCTATCAGCGGGTATGGTAAAGAACTAGACACCCTAACTACATCACTCAATAAAGCAGCCTTCTCTACTAAACCAATCACTGATGCCTATAGAAAGTTCTTACGCTCTAATGTAACAATGACTAAGCAAACCGTAGATGAGTTTGGTACTAAGGTAACCACGCCCATCCAATATAGATTAGATGCGGGGGCTATTAACCTCCTTAAAGAACAGGGCAACTTACTTAAAGACGCAAAGATGATCAATGCTGATGCTTTGATAGCCTTTGAAAAGAAAGTTAATAACCTTATTGCTGATGCAGGGAATGTTGCTTCCCCCAATTATAAGACAGGGGCACAGGCAGACTTATTTGAAGTATCTCGATTGATTAGAGAGACTAATGAATCTGTGCTCGGACAGATAGATCCTGCAGGGCTTGCTAAGTACAGAGAACTGAATGCTACCTATAGTTCTACTATGGAGGGATTACTGCCACGGCTTACTAAGAACACTATCCAGAGGGGTAATGCGGGTGCCTACACAGGCATAGGGGAGATAGCTACTTCGAGTGGTAGGGTTAATGACGTTAAAGCATTAATGGGTAGCATTGATACTGCCTTTGCTGTGATGAAGAGAGAAGGTACTCCAATAACAGGAGCAGTAAAGACTGCCGAACAAGCTAAAGAACTTATAAGACAGGGGTACTTGACTAAGATCTTTGGGGATGTATCCGGCGAGTTTGACCCATCTAAGTTTTCTACACTGGCTAGAAGGTTAGAGAAGGATGCAGACAAAGCTAAGTTGGTTATGGGTAAGGAGTACCCGGCTTATAAACAACTACTTAACGCTATGGAGGAAGCTACTATAGACCCACAGGGAGGCTTTGGGTCGTTAGTACTTAGGGGGAGGGAAGCACAGTCACTGAGTAATGCCGCCCATATCGCTGCTGCTGGTGCTGCTGGTGCTGCAACTATGGCTTCAGTTGGTACTGGCGCTGTGGGTGCCTTTGCTATCTTTGGTATACCCATTGTAATGGCAAAGGTGGCGGGGAATCCAAAGGCCATCAGAAAGTTACTTGCTTTGAACTCAGCATCTAAAGCAAAGTCGGGGGCAGAGTTGGCTGCTTTCTTAACGTCTAACGTAGGTAAGGTCATTGATGAACTGTCTACTGAAGATATGCGGGATATCCGTATTGCTATAAGAGATACTATGCCAGCAGAACAACAGCAGCAATAA